ATTTCCAGGGATTTTTAATCCATAAGTTCTGGCTATATTATATACTGATGACCTTTGTTGAGCATACTGAAGCACCGTTTCTTGAATACTTCTATCAATTTGGTAATTCAAATTATCACCAATCGCAGCATTTAAATCCAAAAATACTGAGAAAAGTGCAGCATCATTAAAGTTGTCGATTAAGTCAGGATAGTATTGCTGGGTATAATCAATCAAGTCTTGCCTCAGTGAAGCAAAGTCTCTATCAGTGTATGAAATTCTTCTTTCTGCCATTTCTCATTAAATATTGATTATTACAAAATCTCTTGTTTCGAAAGTATCAGATGTGATAGTAAAATCAATCCTTAATTTTGCGGTGTATTCCGCAACACCTCTTCCAGGTACATTCAAAACTCCCGTATCTAAATAATCTGTGTTAAGTTGCGTAACTGTAGATTGATCTTCTTCTTCAACGTAAGGGTTTATTGTAATTTCATTTATAACCAAGTTGGGAATGTATTTTTCTACATTACTACGTATATCGGATTTTATCGACTCAAAAGTGGGTGAATCCATAGGCTCAAAAATAAATTCAAAAATTCTAGTACCAAAATCAGGTAAAAAGTAACGAGAACCCTTTCTTGTTAAGATAAGATGTATTAAATCACTCCTGATTTCACGATTAGCATCTTCGGACAAGGATAAATATTTTCCTTGAAGACTATCCTGAAATGGAAAATTAATTCCGTATGTTTTACCGTTTGCCATATTTCATAAATATATTCCGAGATTTTTTTTTCGAAATAAAAAACCCGACACATAATGTCGGGTTTATCTCGTTCATTATCCCTTAAAATGATAGTTAGTGATGATTTTATCCTTCACAAGCCACACATTGTAAATCATTCAAATTTAATTTCTTTCTAGCAAATGCTTGAGCCGAATTCATTGAGTGTTGATAATAAAGAGTTTTTACACCCAATTGCCATGCATCTATCAATAGTTTATTAACATCCTTTGTTGGCATATCAGGTGAAATCATCAAATTAAGTGATTGTGATTGATCGATATAATCCTGTCTAACCGCAGCTTGGTTGATTATTGACGCTTGATTGATTTCTGAAAAAGTTCTGAAAACTTCTTTTTGTTCATCAGTCAAAAATTCCAAATGTTGGACGGAACCATCATGTTTTTTAATGCTATCCCATGTTGTTTTATTGTCCTTTTTAAGTTCCGATAACAGATTTTTTAAAACAGGATTTTTAATCGTAACTTTTAATTTAGCCACGTCCTTCACATAACAGTTGGACCAAATTGGTTCGATAGACTGTGATACTTGCCCAAGAATAAAAGCCGAAGATGTAGTGGGAGCAATGGCATTTAATGTTACATTTCTTCTTCCATAACCCACTAATGTTTCGGGTTCACCAAAAATATTTGCCAATTCCTCAGAAGCCTTGTAGGATTTTTCTTTGATATTCTTGAACACTTCGACATTTAGTTTTGCGGTTTCTCTACAATCAAAAGGCAATCCCTTAGATTGTAATAATGAGTGCCACCCTAAGACGCCCAAACCAAGTGCTCTTTGTCTTTTTGCAAAGTTGTAAGCCTTCTCAAGATAAAAGAACGCTCTTTTACCTTCAATTGTACCGTTGTCACGAATGTCTTCAATTTTTGTAAGAAATTCACTAACAACTGCATCCAAGAAATAAACCATAGTCTCAACAGCATCAGTGTCTTTCCATTCATCATAGTGAAGAACATTCATAGAAGATAGTACACAAACAAAAGACTCTTCTTCAGAATTGTGAAGTGCAATTTCAGAACATAAATTTGAATTGTAAATCTTCATATCTTTATCTCTATAAACCTCAGGTGCTTTTTTATTCATAGTATCAGTGAACATAATATATGGATATCCTATCTCACCCCGTCTTTGGATTACTTGTGCCCATACCGCTCTTTTTTCTTTGTCACCTGCAATCATTTCCTCCATAAACCTGTCAGTTACCGTCACAGCATGTGTTAAATCTTGAATAGGGAATCCTTCTGTTCCAATTTTCAAAAATTCCATAATGTCTGGATGCTCAGCAGGTAAATAAGGTGAAAATCTGCCTCGTCTGGTTGAACCCTGTGAAATATTATCAACAACACTTTGAAACAGATTCATGAAGTGTACAGATCCTGGCGCATGTCCGTTATCAGTGATTGCGGCACCTCTACCTCGAATGTTTCCGAAGTAACCTGAGGTTCCTCCCCCCATTTTACTCATTTCACCAACTTCAGCCTGTGTATAAAGGATTGATTCGATGTTGTCGCCGATGTTTGAACCAAAACAACTTACCGGTAATCCTCTTTTCTTACCAAAGTTAGCCCATACAGGTGAAGATAAGGAATACCAACCTCTACCCATGTAGTCATAAAATTTTTCAGCAAATCCTTTGAACTTATCATCATTTGTAGATGTAAGTAGTTTTTCTGCATGATTTGCAATCGTTTTAATTCTTTCTAACGGCTCTTCACCTTCACTTAGATATCCTCTACGTAAAAAGGTGATAGACTCGTCGTTAATCCAATCAAATGGTTCTCTATTGTTCATATTATATAATAATTTTTTCGTTCTTAAAATAAATCGTTTAAAGTGATAGACTTTTGTTTTTTACTGTAATTAATACTTCTTTTGTAGAAGAAGTCGGTATGTTTTGTTGTGAGGATTTCGTCGTCGAACCATTCAGTAGTTTCTAACAAAACTTGGTTGACATCGAACACGTTTTCAATTCCAATTGAATTTAAAGAAAGGTTGAATCTGTGTTTAATAAATTCCAAAGTTTGTGCTTTACTCAAGAAATCTAAATCACCCTTTTCAAAAATCCAATCTATAATATCCTTTTCAGCCTCGTAAGCTTCAACGGTAGCGTCTTTGATGTCCTCAATTAACTCCGGTGTCCACCATGAAGGGTTTTCTTTTTTGATGAGATTAACTAAATCAAATCCAAATTCAGCGTGAATATTTTCTTCTTTCGATGTCGCTTCCACCGCATTACTCATACCCTTTAACATATTCTTGTGTTTGTTAAATGAAAGGATAATTAAGAACTGTGAAAACAATGAAACATTTTCTACAAACATTGAAAACAGGATAACAGATTCAAAGTAGTCTTGGTTTTCAATAGAACGTGAATTCGAAATAGATTTTTCAAGATATTTGATTCTTTTACGAATTGCAGGTACTTCCAATAAATTTTCAAATTCTTCATTCAAACCTAGTACTTGGATAAGGTTAGAATAAGCATCCGCGTGTCTTACTTCAGATTCTGCGAACGTGGCACCAACGTTTCCGATTTCTGGTTTTGGTAATTTTTTGTAAATGTCACCCCAAAAAGTTTTAACCGCAATTTCAATTTGTGATATTGCCAACATCGCTCTTTCAACGGCAGTTTTTTCTTTTTCTGAAAGGTGTACCTTGAAGTCTTGGATATCTGATGTGAAATTAAATTCCGTGTGAACCCAGTATGAGTGTCTGATTGCATCTACGTACTCTACTAATTCAGGATATTCATATGGTTTAAGATTAACTCTTTTAGAGAAAATATTAGGTCTACTTTTAGAGCGATAAATTATATATTCTTTTGCCACGTCATTCAATCCATTATCCATAAGTTTATTTTCTACCATGTCATGTACTTCATCAACGTGTGGTATGTGTAATTTGTCATTTCTGAAGAGACTTTTCTTTGTTAATCTTGCAATTTTTTCAGCCATCTCTTCATCGGTGTGTCCGATGCTTTGCATAGCTTTCATAACCGCTCGTTTAATTTTTTCACTCTCAAACAAAACCTTATCACCACTTCGTTTGATAACGAAACGTGTTTCCTTAAAAGATAGACTATTGTTGTTTTCCATATTAAAATAAATTTTTGGTTTTTTTATTGAATTCAGACTTTTTGATTTTGTCTTTTTTCCATAAGTTCCCGAATTCTGTTTCTATTACGTTCTTCTTTTTGTTCTTCAAGTCCAAGGAACGTAACACTAGACTCAGTATCTATTTCAAGATACTCATTATCGAACTTACAGTTTTCGAACACAATACCATCTTTACCAACTCGTGATTTTGTAATAGCAATTGTCGCCAAATTCATTTCTTTTTGTTGGAGGGATTTAGCAATCGAGATAATTACGTGTCCTACTTGTGCTTTTTTAATGGAACCTCCCATCTGATCAGTTGTTACAACATCAGAAGATATGGAAGACCTGTTACCTTGTGTTGCTGTCCATCCTGCGATATCCAACTCGTGACACATAGCCTCGAAGTGTCTCATCACGGAACCTTCCGCCTTCCACTCATCGGATTCCTTACCACCACCAGCACCACTTGGTAACACACAGTCAATGTAATCCAAAACAATGACATCCACTTTTGTACCCTCGGCAATCATTTTTCTAATTTGATTTTTAAGTTGTCCTATTGTAATTGTGTCTGATGGTAATTTCTTAAGAGTCAAACTATTTGTTGTATTCTCTTTTATCTCCGCAACTTTTGCCATGACATCTTCACGTCGAGAAGACAAATCATCAGGTTTAATTTTTGTCCAAAGGGTAAAATGCTTACGTTGAATGATTTTGGGGTTATCCTCAAAAAATATCTGTAATACATTGTATCCCAAATTGAACGCATTGTTGGCTATTTTGGTAAGGATTGTTGTTTTACCAACACCTGTGGGTGCTAATATTACACCAATCTCACCTTTAGCTAAACCACCCTTCATCAAGTTATCAATACCAGGAATTCCCATAGGAATCGGGTGACGGAAATCATCCATCAACACCTCGTCCAAGTTAGAAAATACAGTGGCAGTACCTTCATCCACTTCCCCAATTTGCATTGCCTCTCTAACCATTCCCTCAATATCATCGTAGGATTCGAAATCTCCCTTATCGATAATTTTTTGAGCTTTAGACATTACTTTCTGTAACTCTTGTTGTTTACAAAACTTTAGTGATTTCGTTTGAACAAACTCAGCACCTTCAATTGTTGAGTTTTTGATTTCTTCAATCATGTCCATAACCATTTTACG